TTGATCTTTCTCTGGCTTTTCTATCAGCTATTGTTTCGACTATACCTGCAACGTCAGGATACTTTTTAGTCCACTCAGCTATTTCATCTTCAGACTTGGGTAGTACCAACTCATTTTTAGCAGCTTTTGATAGCTGATCTTCAAGAGCCTTGATTCTTTCCTCAGTCTTCTTATCTTTGTCTGCCATGTGTCTCCGTAGATCACCGTATCTTTTCTTAAAAGACTGCTCTTCTTTTGAAAGAGCCTGATCCTCCGACTTTGCTTCGCTTGCCTCTTCAGTGTCAGGTACTTCTTTGACCTCTTCAGCAGGTTCTCCACTTTGCTCTTTGGCTTTGAGAAGCTCTTGCAGTTCCTCCTCGTCCTTTTTGATACGCTCTGCGTTTTTGTTTTTGCGTGGGCGTGGATCAACAAACCCTGCTACTTTTACTTTTTCTACGTTTTCTAACTCTGGCATAATATTTACTCCTATTGTTGGGGCTGATTTTCATCAGGTCGCCTTCGTTTTACCATCAAGAAAGTTTTTAATCTTTCCTGCCATATACACCGTTGGATGTATTATTTTACAAAACACGTTACCAAACAGATCGTCTTTGGCTTTACCTTTTGTAAGAACGTGCTTTAAGTGTTGTGTTCGTCTACCTGCCATCAAAGCGCCAAACCTTGTTAGCAGATTGCTTTTCTTCATGCCTGATACATATGGTCTAAATAACCAATGGTATCCTATCTCATGCTCAGGTGTTAAGTATCGTCTTTGATATGTGTCCCACACTCGCATGGCTTTACTCCAATCAGCAAGCTGTGTCTGTCTGTATATTTCTGTACAGACTATAGATTTATCACTGCCTCCTGTATCGCCACCACCTGTAGAGCCTCCTCCTCCACCTGAATCTCCTCCACCTGAGGACTCACGCTCTTCCTGTTCTAGCACATCCGTTAAGGTTCTAAAAGGATACCCCCCTTGTTTAGCAGCTTGTTCAGGACTTACTCTTTCGCTTAGACGTTGATTTCTTCTTATCTCATCAGATTGGTCTAGAAACACAGCTTGTGCTGCCGCCTCTGCCTGTTCAGCGTCTCCTGTTGCCATAAACACATCTTGTCTTGCTTGATTCATCTGTCTAGACTTTTTAGCTGCAGCTCTTGTTTGCGCTCTTTGTTTAAGATCTCTTAGTTCAGGAGTGTCAGGTTTATCGTCTGTCATAGTCGTTACCGTTGGTGCAGTCGATGTAGGTGCAGATGTTGCTCCACCTATCTGTGTAACAAAGTCAGGAACACCTCGTGTTGGAGGTATAATGTTTTGGAAAGCAGGAGAACCCACTGTTCCTCCTACTGTTGGAAGCTTACCACTCTTTCCTGAAACTTGTCCAAGACCCCCTATGCTAGGGGCAGAACCAAATGCACTAGAGGGTTGTACTGCTCCTGTTAAACCTGCCATTTGTTGTTCTAAGGTAGGAGGTCCTATCTGACCTGTTTGTTGTATATTTTTTTGTAGTGTGGCTAAGTTAGCTTGTTCTTTTGCTTTATCATACTCTGCACCAAGACCTCTAAACATAGTTGCAGTCTTTGGTTCTCTACTTTTGGCTAGTCTACTTTGTATATCTGCTCTTAGTGGATCTACCTCCTGCACAGGTTGTAGTCCTGCAAATCCACTCGCTTGCTCACCTAGTTGTGTAGGAAACTGCTGACCTGTAAACTGTGGACTTGACATAAGATCTCTGAATGATCCACTCGTAGCAGAAGGTATAGGCTCAAACCTAGAAAGATCAGGTTGTGTTGCCGTTTGTGTAGGCTGTTGTGTTGGCTGTGGCTCTATTACATTCTGAAAACCTTGCTGTGGTCTATCAATTACGTTCTGAAAGCCTTGTTGTGGACGATCTACTACATTTTGAAAGCCTTGTGGTTGCGCCACTGCCTGTCCTGTCTCAAAAGGTGAGGCAGGAGGTGTACCTGCAAAAGTTGGCGCTCCCTTATCCTTAGTATTTTCGTAGGGATCAGGGTTATATACTTTTTTAGCCTCATTACCTGCTGTATTAAAAGTATGCCTACCATATTTAACTCTATTTACATTTTGCGTTTTATCATCTTTTACACCTCTAGCTTCTTGAGTTTTTAAATTAGCAAACCCTGTTGAAGCCATAAGATTTTTTATCTGAGCAGGTTTATATCCTTTTTTACGTAACTCTTGTTTTAACTTTGTAGGATTTTGCGCTAAGGCTATGGCTGAGGCAGCTTCTGTCATGTTGGCTGAATTAAATTTACTTGGGTCTGTTATTATTCCTTTAGTCACAGGTTCATACTGACCTCCCTTACCTTCTCTTACTGCCTTCTGAACATCTCCCTTTAAAATGTTATCTACACCAGACTCTGTATTACCTCCATATATTATATCAACTAAGTCACTACTATTAGTGTAAAATGTTGATGGACTAAAATTATCGTCTAGCACACCTTTTCTGTTTAGTATTGATCTAGCCACCAAAGCCTGTCCGATAAGATCTTCGCTTCCTGCTTCAGCAACTACTATTCTTTGAAGTAAGTTTTCATAGTCTTGTCTTGTGCCACTCGCCTTTATGTCAGCATAACCTTTCATCTTTGTTTGTGTGAAAGGTATATTCTTTCCTTTAGGCATGGATGCTTCTGCAGCTGAGAAAAGAGCGCTGTCTAAATTAAAACCTGATGAAGGCTGTGTTGCTGTTCCGTCTTGCACTTGCACAGGAGCTTCGCCTATTTGCTCAGGTGTAAACCCTCTACCGTATAAGCTAGATACATCTTGTGTTTGTGGTTGGTCTTGTGTTTGTGGTTGGTCTTGTGTTTTTGTTGCTGTTGTCTCATCAGCAGATTTTTGTGGTGAATAGTCAGTACGTCTTAGTATTGTATCAATAGGTGGTGTGTCGTCAATTACAATACCATCAGCACGACCAGTTTTACCCTGTAAAAAATCATCTATGGCACTTAGGACGCTTTTTCCTTTTGGTAAATCAGCTACCTGCATCAAAACACCTGCATCATTATTTGTAAGAGGCTGACCTGTTGCTATGTTCTTTCCTTGTATTAAGGATCTTCTAGCGAACTCTCTAGCTGCATTATCCTGCATGGATGTTATTATTCCAACAACAGGGATAGCGTCCATAACCTTGCCTACAACACCCTGTCTTGTCTGTACGTATCTTTGAAAATCTTCCGTGGTATATTCACTAAAAGGTTTTGTTTGTTGTCCTGTTCTTTCCCCTGCGATAACTTTATTTACAACTTCTTGTGCAAGAGGTGTTAATCCTGTCTGCCCTTCCTGCCTTGCTCTTTCTGCTTCATCTTCTTGTCTACTACGTTCATCTGCAACAGGATCAAAAGTTCCACCTCTTGTTGTAGTAGCTCCTCCCTCTAAGAAGTCAGGTGGTATGTACTGCATAGACCTACCATTAAAAAAAGGAACAACAACTGTTCTTCCTGTTTTTGGATTCGTAAAGTTACGTAGTTCAAAGCCTAAACCAGGAAAACGTCCTCCTCCTGCACCATAAGGTTGATTAGCTTTGAAGTCAGAGCCTGTAACGTCAGAGTATGTATCACCCACTGCTCCACCCTCTTGGAAACCTTCTAGCTCCTCAACAGGAAAAGGAAAATCTTCTTGCTCCTCTACAGGCTGTCCACCAATACGTCCGTCAGCTTCCATTCTAGCCAAGCCCATCTTGGCTTCATCTCGTAGGTCTTCAAACTTATCTATGCCATGATAGCGTACAACATCAGCAGGTACAACGTATTCACCCTCACTAAGCATTGCAGGTACATCATCTCTAACTTCTTCTGCCATACTGCCTGCAGGAACTTCGTTACCACTTACAGGGTCACGGTCTACACCGTCATCTGCAAGGATACCACCTTCATCCATGAAGGCAAATTTCATTTGTTTTTCTTGGTTGAGTTCCTCAGGTCTTTCCATTGTTCATCATATCCCTTAGTTGCATCATGCGTCTAAGAGCAGAGATAGCACCTTGCAATCTGTAAATATCAGATGGCTTTTCTGTCTGCTCCATTGTACGTTGATAGTTTACTATTGATCGTTGTAGCTCCTCGACAAAAGCTTCCCATAGTTCTTTGTTATTCGTTAACTCTTTAATCTTAGACATTACCTGTAAATCCTTCTTCGCCTGGCGCAGGTGCTGTACCTGTACCTATCTGTGATCCCCCACCTCCTGAGGTGTCTTGCACATTTGCTCCTGCAGGTGCTGATCCTTCAGGTGGTTGTGGGGCTTGTTGTTGCTGTGGCTGTGGCATTTGTTCTTGGAACTTCTTAAATATCTCAGCTTGTATCACAGCATCTTGCATGCTATTCGTAACCTTATCAGGGTCAAGATCCATAGCTTTTGCAATCTCTCTAATTATATAGTCCATCTTTGCAAATGGTGCAAGTGCAGGGTTTGATGCAACCTGTAGGAACTGCATTAGTCTTTGACTACGCACTTCATTTGCCATCAAGCTTTCAGTACCCTGTGCTTTGACTTCTAAGTCACCCTTTATGCTAGGGTCGTAGTCAAACTGCATGTTAAAACTGTAGAACGCTTTACCCATTGGTGCTAACAGGTAGTCGTCCACATTCTTCACAACATTACGTATCGAACCATTTGCTGCAGACATCAACATAGATATACCTGACGCTGTACGTCCTACACCTTGTATGCCTGTCTGTCCGTGAGCAAAAGACGGAAAGCCTGTACTTTCATCTGCTAACACTCGTGCCTTGTCAAATAGTTGCATGTTCTCGCCGGCTACATTTGGAAACTTAGTACCAAAGATAGCTTGTCCTGGCGCACCCCCTTGTCTCCTAAATATTTTACCTGGATAGACAGATAAATCTTGACCTGGCACGAGGTTAGTCTCGTCAACCTCCATAATCAAGTTACCACTCAATGCTGCGTTATCAATAGCCATACGCATAAAACCATTCATCAATGTCTGTGTATCATCCATGTTCTCTGCAATACCCACACCAAAAAAGCTGTATGGGTTATGCTCGTAAGGAACAGCGTAGTAAGGTATACGCACAGGCTTGAATGGATTTAATACCATTCGGAGTACGTGACCTTGACATACCCATATGTTACAGTTTATCTGCTCTAAGTCCTGTAGTTCTGCAGGAATATCTATACCATTTTCTTCTAATATATCTGCGTCTACGTATCCCCAAAACTCTAACACTTCATAACGCTCTGTGTAATTTTCAATAGCGTAGTCTTTCATGTCATCTTCCCAATACTTTTTGTCGTATTGCGGCCCCATATCAAGACATGCCTCTATAGACTCTCCTCTAAAGTATGGTCTGTTTTTTAGATTACGCATTTGTGTTTTAGATAGCTTGTGTCTCTCTACACAGTATTCTGCTTCATCCATATTGTACGCATCAGGGTCAGGGTATATGTTCCAAATAGATACGTGACTTGTTGACGGCACAGTTTTTATAAGTGGATCATATTCACCCTCTTCACCCCAATTAGGATACTCTTTGTCTACAGCGAAAGGTCCTTTCATAACACCTGTACCAAACAATGCCATCTCAAACGCTGTGTTACGTAATTGCTTGTTTGCTCCTGACTCCTCAAGCTGATCGTGTATTTTCTTTTCCATCTTCTTTGCAGCAATCATAGCAGGATGGAAGGTTACAGTAGTCTGTGTTTTACCATCACCCTCTATTATCTTATCAGACACACCACTTAGTTTATCAGACAAAGCACCTAATCTGTTTTGTATGTCCTGTAATGTTTCGCCTGGCTCTAACTTTCCGTTAGGCTTAAACAAAAAAGGCTCTGAAGGTTTGTCTTCAAAAGCCTGTCGCAGTTCGTCTTGACCCTTTTCTGCATTAGGATCTATATTTATGTGTACCGACTCAGCTACACCATCAGGCAGTTTCGTTGGATTTACTGTCAAAGGAAAATTATTGTTACCAAACAAAACGTCAATTATTTGACCATATGCTGCTAGTGTCTTTGTTTTTGTTACTTTTACAAATACCCTAGACTTTTCCGTTTCTGTGAACTGCACGTCTGGTCCGTATAGTCCTCTGTAGTTTCTGTACGCTTTGAGCCATCGTTGCTCGTCTTGTTGTCTTACATCTTCTGCTCTTTTAAATCTACCTTGTACGTAACTTACTACATCACTCTCTGATCTTATTGCAGGGTCGTTATCTTCCATAACGGTAACCTCTGCTGTATCAAATGGTATTTCGTTGTCTTCTGCCATGTTTAATATCCAAAGTTAGGATCAGCGATTTGAAAACCTGTTCGCTGATTCACAGGGTTGTAGTCCCATATGGTGCTACGTGGTCGTGTCATCACACCGTAACGCAGTGCGTCATACATGTGATCCATGCTGTTTGTGTCTACGTCTTCGGAGTTCTTCCTGTCCAAAGGGAGACTAGGAAGTTGAGATATAAGGTTTGTGCAGTTATTAAATATAACAAGGCGTGGTTCATCGGTATGTTCATCGACTTGGAGTCTTCTGTGTAATTCGTTTTTTCCTGCAACTCTACTTCCTCTACTTCTATCTGATGGTCGCCACTTACAACCTCTTACTATCATCTGCTCTGCTAGGCTAGGACCAGTGTCGCCCCTTTTGTGCCATAGTGAGCTATCTAAAACTCCGTACTGTATTCTACCATCGTCAGCTTCTAGTTGTAATATTCTATCAGCTAAGTCTACTGCTAGAACCTTTGACACCTGTAGCTCTCTGTATACAACAAGCTGTTCGGCAGGTGTTATGGCTAACCATACTACAGCAGAGTAACTTCCATAACCATAGTCACACGCTCTAAACTTTGTCCAACTAGATGGTATCTTAAACGGCTCTACTACGTGTTTTGTCCTGTCAAACTCAGGGAACGCTGCCCCTTCTGCTACATCCCAATTACCATCTAGTAGTTGCTTCCTCTGATGCTCAGGCAAAGACAGTAGCATTGCCTCATAGTCACCTGACTCAGCTAGAAAAGGGTTGTCAAACAAATTAGCAGGTATGAAGCGTCTTCTGAAAAGAGGTTGCCCCTCTCTGCTATGCCCTTGTGGAAATGTAATAACACTACCAGTTTCTGTGTCCGTTGCCCAAAACGATGAGTTGGGTGGGGATGGGTCTATGAATGTCTTTTTTACCCATTGATGTCCCGGTCCTCCTGGGTTAGTTGTTGCTCTCATATACAGACCTAATGATTGATCTGCGCTTCTAAGTCTTGATCGCATGTAGTCCCAAGCGTAGGGTGTTGCCCACTGTGTAAGCTCGTCAAACCCTATCCAATTAAATGCCTGACCTTGATAACGCATGACATCTAGGTCACGGTCTAGGTATGACATCCACAGTCTTCCCCCCTTAGGTGTTACCCACTGCGACTTTCTTTCTGACCACTTAATGCCAGGAATTGCTTTTGGATACAACTCCTGAGATTTTTGTATCAGTTCTCTTAGCTCCTCCGTTGTGTGTCGAACTAACAGTCCACTGAAGTTAGGATTGTTTAGTCCTCTAAGTGGGTCAGCTAACATGGCAAACGACTTACCACCACCTGCTGCTCCACCGTATAACACCTCTCGTTCTGAAGAGGCTAAGAAATCTGTTTGAGGTCCTTCATTTGGTTTGAACAGTACATCCTGTTCCTGAACCTCTTGTGGTTTTATCTTTATTTCAGGCAGCTGTTCCTGCTGTGGTGTAACTACCTGTTCTACTTGTTTCGGCTTTTTCGATCTCTTGTAGCGTCTTTTTGAGCCTTCTGGCAAGCTCCCTTTTAATCGTAGTTGATTTTTTACGTCTTCGCTCAACTTGTATTCTCTTCTTTAGTCCCATGTGTGAGATGTAGCGTCCTGTTTCTTTACTCAGCCAGTTTGCTACTTCTCTATAACTGTATTGTTTAAGATGCGTTTTTGCCA